CCAGTTGACATATGGCCCAGGATAGTTATCGCCGTATTCCACGCCCTCTGGGTGGGGGTTGTCTGTGATCGGCTTGCCTTCTTTCGCGGCACGTTCACCCGCATGGAATGGCGGCTCAGTCATCGGTCGGCATCCGCTTGGGCGCAAAGCCAGCTTGCGCGATGATCTCGGCGGCTCGTTCCTTACTCACCCTTTCCTTGGGCGGCTCGGTCGCGGGTTGATTGGCCTTATCGGCGGCAATCCTTCGGCCTCTCTCGCGCTTGCAGGTTGCCACAATGTCGCCAGGCGTGGGGCGGATGCGCGGGCAGTCACGGTTCCACTTGCGCAAAGCCCACACGACTTGCTCTCGTGTCCAGTCCTGCAATTCGTCGCACCACCACGCCAGTTGCGCGGCCTTTATGTCCTCAGCCTCGTGCGGCTGGAAATACGCGCTCAGGACAACCTTGACTTCAGAAGCAATCATCTGACGGTGTTCGGATAGCTGCTGCGGCGAAAGCGATTTCGCGTGCTGAGGCGTCGGACTTGCTATCGGACCGCTGATCGACGCTGGCAGTTTCTTCTGGTTCATCTTCCCACCTTTCCTGATTTAGCCACGTTGATGCGTGGGGTATGTATTGGCTTTCCTTGGCTTCCATGGCGGGGCGCTGATCTGACAGCGCCACCATGATTGTGTCGTGATCCGTGAGACGTAGCGCCTTGGCGTATGCCTTCCGCGCCGCGCCCTTCCCTACCTTGCGCGGGTATGCTCGCCAGAAGTCCTCGAATGCGTCTGGCGGGGGATGGAAAAGGTCTTGCATATCTTACTCCGCTGCAAAAAGATCGCCCATCTCGTTCGCGCCTTCCGCGATAATCTTTGCCGCTTGCTTGGCATATTCCGCCTTCAACTCAGAACCGAAAAACTTACGGCCCATTCGCATCGCCGTATATCCGGTAGAACCCACACCGCTGAACGGGTCAAATACGACATCTCCCGGTGCGCTATATAGCGTAAGGCATCTCTCGATTAGGTCGAGTGGCATCGGGCAGATATGACGTTCGTCATCTGCGCCTTTGAAGCGGTTTTTATAGAACCTGCCATGTACCACGTCCATTTGATTGGTATGACTCCAGACAGGTGACGCCCATTCTTGCCATTGTGGCAGTGAAAAGCGCGCGCGCTCGGCAAGCCATGCTAGTAACTCAGGCGATGCACCGTCAATCATGCCGCGCGACAACATGCGCTGAGCATCCTCAGCGGCAATATCTGCGGCGTGTTCACGCGCTACATCATCGCCCCATTTGTCGATAGCATGTCGAACAGGATCGCCAACTTTGAGGCCCTTGCTTTCCTTGCGCATGACTAGGATATATTCCGGCATTCCCATGGCGCAAACTCGGCTATTCTTTCCGATGTTTCCGTAAAGCAGACGTTCGTGATTAGTTTTGTCACGCTCGCGCACTGGATCGCGCCAAACCGTCACGCGGGCGCGAAGAACAAAACCTGCGCGGCGATAATTTGCCAGTGCGTCATCACTAAACGGATAAATGCCGCCCTGACCGTCAGCACTGCCGCCTTGGTAGAATACAGTGTCCTTCACATGGTCGCAGATAACCGTTCCAGGTTTCATAATGCGGAACAATTCATCTGCCATATACTGGTGATGCTTGTTGAACTGATCTGAACCCAAGCTGTTTCCCATGTCACGTTCGCTTTCGCTGTAGATGTATAGCGATCCGAACGGCGACGAAAAGCAAGCATGGTCTACGCTATTGTCCGGCATTTGCGCCATGACCTCTACGCAGTCACCGTTTGCCAGTGACCAGTTTTTTCCTTCATATTGCGTCGGGTTCATTGCTTTTCTCCTTTGATAAAGCTGGGAATTGTAAATGTTTGAACGCCATGCTTGCGACGTAAGTCGCTTTCAACTTGAGCGCCCGTCATGGCCCTGCGCATGTGTTCTTTCATGGCCTCGTGGCCGCCTTTCTTGCGGCTAAGGTTATTCCAAATGTCGCGTTCGGTTGTCGAAAACACGACATCGCATCGCACTCGCTCAGATTGCCCGAAACGGTGTGACCTGCGAAGGGCTTGGTAAAACTGTTCATAGCTGTGAGTGATGCTTGAAAATATCACATGGGCGCAATGTTGCCAGTTGACGCCAAAACCTGCCAGCTTTGGCTTTGTCACAATCACGCGGAATTTACAATCTGCAAAGTCCAGCAGTAGCGCCTCTTTTTGATCCGGCGTCATATCCCCACGAACCTCTCTGGCATCGGGTATCAATTCCGCAATGCGCTTACTTTCGTCGTTCCTCTCACACCAGATCGTCACTGGCTTATCATGGTCAGCAAGTCGCGCGACCATCTGGCACCGATCTTCAAGCGTCAGAGCCTTTTCCTTGTGAATCGCAGTCGCATTTTGATCTGGAATACGAAACAACATTCCATCATCTGCGCCTTGCATAAGATCTACTTCGACCTCGTGCGTTTGCAAATCTACGTCCGGCAAGATGTATCCAGTATCATCTCCACCTAGGTCCGATGGCATAACCGCAGCCCGCGCCCATGACGCTACCCACTCCCAAAAAGGCTTAACGGCATGTCCTTTGAGCCGATACGCGCCCATTTTGGTCTGATCTGATATGAACCACCTAGCCAACATTTCGTTGCTATTCATGACACCAAGGAACTCCGCATGTTGGCCAAGTTCCATGTGGTCATTAGGTGCTGGTGTGGCAGTCAATGCCAGCTTGTATGGCGTATCCTGAAAAGCCTTCTGCAATCTCTTTCGCGTCGTGCCCTGAAAGGCTTTCAAGATACTACTTTCGTCAAGGCAAACTGCCCCAAATGCGTCTGTATCCAGTTTTTGCAGCCTTTCATAGTTTGCAACATTAACGCCCGGCCCAACTTCTGACTGATCTCGAACTTGCCGCGCCTGGATTCCAAACTTGGCGCCTTCCCTAACCATCTGAGCCGCTACCGCGAGCGGCGTCAAAACTAACGTCGGTTTTCCAGTTTCCTCCGAGACAATGCGGCCCCATTCAAGCTGGCAAAAAGACTTGCCCAAGCCTGTGTCTAAAAAAAGCGCTGACCGCCCCTTTTCTAGTGCAAATTCAATTGCCGCTCGTTGATGTTCTTTCGTGAGGTCTGAAATGTCTTTCCGATCAATCGCCACCTTTGCAGCAGTTATCCCGTGTTTGCTTGCTATGAAATCTCGATATTCTTGTATGCTCATACCGCCCTCGCTCATCCGACTGTAACATTGTATGACTTTGAAACTGATCCTTGAGAAATATCACCAACGGCAGATGGGCTGACCCATATCAACTTACCAGAACTTTGCCTGCGTATATGGCCACGCCGCAAGTGAAATTTTGGCGACGCCCTCCCGCTTGATGATACGTTCCCTTCCGTTTTTCTGCTGCCTTGCTTTACCCGCAAAATTCTATATTCATGAACAGGCTCCTTTCCTGACCTTGCTTTTATTTTATTGGATACAGAAGACGGCTTAATTACCTCGTGTTCAATGTTTGAACACATACTGCAAAGCGCGACGTTCAAGACTGCGTTGCTATCCACGTAGTAATCTGAGGCAATTTTTCTTGCCCAAGCCCTCCAAGACCCAAAGTATTCCATTTCCATTCTTGCCAGCCGACCGGATATTGGTATCGGCACACCTGCCAGCTTATTGTGACCCTTTGGCGAAATGCTCCCGTCCTGTCCGTATGGAACGAGAATGAATCCAGAAGCTGGACCCCAAGACTTCATCTTTGGCACGTATCCAATGGAATACATAATAAATGCATCGCTATCTGGGAAGCTATCTGGGAATTCCATTTCTACGCCCATTTTTTTCAAGAAGTCTCTACCATTCCCTACGTTTGTAGCAAGAGTTATCGCCCTTGTGGCATCTGCGCTTTTGTCCTTAACGCAGCTTTCTAATCCAATGTCATATTCAATAAGTGTTTTTTGAAATGGCAACTGAAAAACCGACAACACGTCGCTATCTATCGCAGTTGCGTTAGTAATCATTTCACCGTTTTCTGGGAGAGAAAATTTTACCGACTCACGAATTCTTTTGATTATGCCGTCAATAAATTTAGCATCATCAAAAAAGTTCATGTTACGTAACTTCTGCAAGTCGTCAATTGCCTTTGATGCGTATCCTAATGCCATGTGTCGCCCTCCTTGGCGTCTCCCTGTGTGATGCGCGGGCAGGGCAGGGGAGAGCTGCCCGTTCGGTCGCTAACCTAGCCCGCGCTATAGGTATTCTGCATGTTTTGTGCGGTGGGGCAAGTAAACTCTGCTTGTAACATTTCCTTGCTTTAGACACACTCCCGCCACCCCTACTGCCCCCGATATACAGGGCAGCACCTATCCCTCCCGCTCCGTATCCAC